GGCGTCGACCCGTCCGGCGGCGCCGGCGAGCAGGGCATCGTCGTCACCGCAAAGTCGGGACTCCTGCTGCCCGGACTGCTGCCCGGCCCCGAGCTAGACCCGGATGACCCGGCCCCGGTCGGTGCGCCACGGCCGCAGCCGCACGGCTTCGTCCTGGACGACCGGTCGTGCCAGCTCCCGCCGGAGGGCTGGGGTCAGCGGGCGGTGCAAGCCGCGATCGACTGGGAGGCCGAGGACGTGGCGGTAGAGGTCAACTACGGGGGGGACCAAGCGATCGCCGTGATCCGTACGGCGATGGAGAAGCTCGGGGTGGATATTCCGATCCGGAAGGTGCGCGCGTCGCAGGGCAAGGCGATCCGGGCTCAGCCGGTGGCCGCGCTCAGCGCTCAGGGCAGGTGGCATCACGCGGGAACGTTCCCAGAGTTGGAGGACCAACTAGCCACGTGGTACCCGGAGTTGGGCTGGTCGCCGGATCGTTTGGACGCTGCCGTTTGGGGAGCCTGGCATCTGAAACTGGTGGGTACGGCCGTCAACGGCCAGGGCTCGTTGGGTGGCGCGCTGGCCAGAAAGCAGATCGTCGGCGGGCGTCTACGGTGACGGGCATGAATCCGTGGCTGTTCCTGGTCCTGCTGCTCCCGATGGCGTTGACGACGTACCGGCTTACTCGGTTGCTCGTGGAGGACACGTTCCCGCCAGTGTTGTGGTTGCGGGATCGGCTGGTCGGCGGCTGGCGGCCGTTGACGGAGAAGGAGCTGGCGGCTCCGGTGGCGGCGCCGTGGCGAAATCAGACCGAGGAGCACGACGGTGTGATGGAGCGGTATGTCGTCCGCTGGCGGCGGGTGCCGTACTGGCTGGCGGATCTGCTGTCGTGCCCGTTCTGCGCCTCGGGGTGGATCGGTGCCGGGGTGGTGGCGGGGGCGTGGTTCGCTCCGGCTGGCCTGTCGGTGCCGGTGTTGTGCTGGGTTTCGGTGTGGGCGATCGGTGGGGCCATCGCCGCGCAGGAGTGGGCGTGATGCCGGAACGCGGTCGGGTGGTGAGCCCGTACTATCGGGTCCGGTAGAGAGCGGGACCCTGGCGGGTTCCGGTTGGGTGGCAGAGGGCCGTTCGCGGTGGGCGTCGCGGGCGGCCCTCACTCATGTCAGCGGGGGGCTCACTCCAGAACGAGCGACACCTCAGGCCAAGCCTTCCCGCCTGATGGCATCAACGTCGCCGCCATCACCCGCCAGTCGCTCATCACCGTCCGAAACTCACTCAGGTCAGCATCGAGCGGCAGCGCATCCACCTCCTCCTGAGACAAGGTGCGTCCCTGCCGGACAAGCCGCATGCCGTCGGCGGGGATGCTGTCCGCGTTGAGGTTGCCGACAAGGTGCCCGGATTCGATCCCCGCGCGGATCTCGACCGCGTCCGGGTGGCTGTCGTCGAGGTGGCCGCTGTAGCGGATCAGGTTCCCGTCGCGCCATACGCGTTCGATGCGGCCGATGCCGGGCTCTCCGGGGCGTACGAGGGGGATGGGCAGGGGGCGTGTGAGTTCGGGTGCCGGTTCGTCGAGCTGACGGCCGTCCGGGGTGGGGGCGTGGAGTACGGCGAGGACGCCGGTGAAGTGGTTGGTGGGCATGCCTCAGTGTCTCGCACGGCGGCGCACGGGTGGCCTCATTCGCCTAGGGCGCCGGTGTAGTGGGGCTTGTCGCACTGGGGGATGTGGGCGGTGCCCGGGATGAGGCCCGCTTCCCACAGGTCGTAGTGCTCGTCGAAGAGATGCCCGCCAACCTTCAGCGCGGTCGCGATGACCGTTGCGTCTTCGGGTGCCGGGACCCGCACGCCGATCCCCTCTTCCGTGAGGGCCATCTCCATGCGAATGATCAGCGAGGCTTCCTGTTCGGTCATGCCTCAGCTTCCCACCGGGTGACCTCGTATCGGCCGAAGCCCTGCGAGCGGGACGCTCCGATGCCCTGCTGCTCTCCGGTGAGCCAGAGCATCGCCCACTCCTGGTCGCTGAACTTGTAGTCGGCGATGATCGTGCAGTCGAACGACGTCTCGTCGATGACCTCGGTGTACTGGATGCCGGTCTGCCCGGTGCGGGGGTTCTTCGGGAAGGACTGGAGCACACGCGAAGGCTCGGTGACGTTGAGCTGGAGGGTGTCCTCGACGACCATGATGTGTTCGGCGACGAAGCCGAGGACGCCCTTGTTGGTGGTGCCCCATTTCATCTTCAGCTTGTCGGTGGCGCGGGCGACTCCGGCGGCTTCTTTGATGGCGGCCTTGAGCTGACGCCCTTCGATGTAGAGGCCGTGTTCGTTGCGCTTGAAGCCGTTGAGGTGCTTGAGCTTGTCGACCTGCTCGGCGGCTTCGTCGGCGGTGATGCCGCGTTCGACCATGGTCTGTGCGACGAGGTCGCGGATGAGGTCGTCCTTGTCGGCGAGCTTGGTTCCGAGCCAGCCTTTGGCGACGTTGGGGTCGGAGGGGACGCCTCCGGCGAGGTTGGTGACGGTGATGGTGGCGTTGTAGCGGTGGGGCCATGCGGTGTTGGTGTGGGCGGCGAATGCGCTGGTCATGGGGTGCTCCTGGTCGTTGTGGTTAGTCGGTTGGGGCCGGAGGGTGCGGAAGCGTGTCGGGTCGGGTTGTCGGCATGGGGTGAGGTGGGGAGGTCCGGATTGGCTGGGTGAGTCGGCGGGAGGGGGTCGGTCCGATGGGGTCAAGTGAAAGGCGTGGGGATGCTCCGGGTAGTCGGCGCAGGGAAGGCGAGGGCAGGGAAGAGACGGGTAGTCGGCGAGGTGAGGACGGGGAGGACGTGACGAGGCATGTCGGTTGGAGCGGGGTGGCTGGGTAGGAGGGGGAGGGGGTAGTCGGCAAGGGGCGGGACGACCGGGGTGGGAGAGAGACGAGGTGGATTGTCGGCACGGGATGGGCGGGGCTGGCGTGGGCAGCACGGCGGCGGGCTGGGTCGAGGCGGGCAGTCGTCGTGGTGTGAGGCGTATTGCTGGGCACTGGTAAGTCGGCGAGCGGCGGGCTGCGAGGGTGCGGGGCGGGTTGGGGAGTCGGCGTGGGCAGAGCGGAGATGGCGAGGAAAGGCAAGGGAAGTCGGCTCGGGCCGGGAGGAGGCGGGAAGTGGCGCCCTGGCTTGTCGTCTCGGTGCGGGGCGCGGTGTATCGGCCAGCAGACGAACATCACGCAGCCGCAGCCCCCGGACTCCCCGAACGCCCCGTCACCGACCGGTACATCGCCACGTACTGCTCCTCCGAGAACACATCCCCAACCACCCGGGCCCCGATCTTCTTCGCCACCGCCCGATGGAACGACGCCTCCAACTTCGCCTGCCGCGCCGTCTCGTCATACCGGCCAGCCACGAACCGGCAGTCCTCCGCCGTCATCCGGGCCACCGCGCGCCGGGTGTTGTCCTCGTCGATCACGTACTCGGCGGCGAACGGCCGCATCACCGACGCGTCCCCGTCCGTCCCGAACGACCGCGCCGCCTCAGCGAACGCCCGACGCGGAGCCCCCACCCGCGCCAACTGACGACGGCTGTTCGACTTCCGCGCCACCGCATCCGCCAAGAACACGGCCGCCTTCAACTCCAGCCAGCCCGTGAGGAGATCCGGGTCCTCGGCGCGAAGCCGGTCCACGAGATCGGCGGCGACCAGCGGCGCCGTGTAGTCGCCGTCCGGGATGGCGGCCTCGATCGCCTCGTTCATGTCGGTCAAGTAGTCGCGGCTCATCAGGTTTTCCCCTCGATGTGGCGAGCATGACGGATTGAGCGCGTTCAGTTCAAAGGCTGTCGCGGAATCAGAATGCATTAGGTTGGCCGGTTTGGCAAAAAGCAATTAGATTAGCCGGTCCGGTTAATTCAATTCGGATATGCATTCCCGGAATGATCTTCGCCGAGCTGCTCCTACCGTCACCCGCACACCCCATCCACGGGAGCAGCGGGAGCCGACACATGGCCTGGTACCACGCCTTCACGCGGCGCGGCGCGCTGCCCGCACTCACCCCCCACACCCCCACGCAGGCCAACGCGCTCACCGCCGCCGCAGCCCCCGTCACCAGCCCACGCAGCTCCCTCATCCGCAACACCGACGGCTGGCAAGAAGAAGTCTGGGAGTTCCACGACACCCTCGGCGAATTCCGGTACGCCACCGACTGGGAAGCCAAGAGGCTGTCCCGCGTCCGCCTCTACGCCGCCAAACTCGAACCCGGCGCCGACGAACCCGTACGCGCCGAAGCCGGACTAGCCGTCGACCTCCTCACCGCATTCGCCGGAGGCCCCGGCGGACAAGCCCAGATCATGGGCGGCCTCGCCACACAACTCCGCGTCCCCGGCGAGGGCTACCTCATCGTCGAAAACGTCAACGGCATCGAGAAGTGGTCGGTCCGCTCCATCGACGAAGTCCGCGTCGCACGCCAGCGGTACGAAGTCATCGACGAGAACAGCCCCCAGTCCGGCAACAACTGGCGCCCCCTCGCCCCCGACTCGATGGCACCCATCCGGGTGTGGCGTCCCAACAAGCGTTGGCACCACCTCGCCGACAGCTCTACCCGCGCCGCGCGCTCCACGATGCGCGAGCTGGAGCTCGTGAACCGGCACATCATCGCCCAATACCTCAGCCGCCTGGCGTCAGCGGGTGTCGTGCTCTTCCCGCAAGAAGTCACCTTCCCCGTCCGCGAGGAGTTCGCCGACGCGCCCGACCCGTTCATGGCCGAGTGGATCGAGATCGCGGCCGAGGCGATCCGTACGCCGGGCACTGCGGCAGCGATCGTGCCCATTCCGATGAAGCTGCCGGGTGAGTGGATCGACAAGGTCAAGCACGTCGACTTCACCCTGAAGATCGACGAGAAGATCATCGAGAAGCGGGACAGTGCGATCAAGCGGCTCGCCTCCCAGCTCAACGTGCCATCCGAAGTCCTCCTCGGCATGGGCGACCTGAACCATTGGAACGCCTGGATCAGCGACGAGACGTCGCTGAAAGTGGACGTCGCCCCCGATGCGGAACTGATCGCGCAAGCCATCACCACCGGCTATCTCCAGCCCCGCCTGAAGGCCAGCCACGTAGAGGACTGGGCGCAGTGGGTCGTCTGGTACGACATGTCCGAACTCACCCTCCGCCCCGACCGATCCGGCGACGCAGTACTGCTGTACGACCGCCTCGAAATCAACGGCGCCGCACTCCGCCGCGAAACCGGCTTCAACGAGGACGACAAGCCCACCGACGACGAACTGAAAGAACAGGGCCTCAAGGTCATCATCAAGACCTTCCCCACCGCAGCCCCCGGCGCCCTCACCGAACTCACCGGCGAACAAGTCACCGTCGCCATAACCCCGCCAACCGCCCCCGGCACCCAGCCGGAACAGCAGCCCGCACCGGAGGACCGCAGCCCGCCAAACCCGGACGCGGCGCGCCAGGCGGCGGCCGTACAGCGCGGCGAGTGGATGGCCCGGCAGGCGCAGGCCCTGCACGCCGTCCGATTCGCGACCGGCCGGCCGCCGGAACTCCTGCACCCGGATCTCTGCTCGCAGCACGCGCACAGCTGCCCGTTCACGCATGCCGCATTGAAGCTGCACTCGCTTCCGAGGCCGGGGACGTCCGGCGTGTATGAGGCGCGGCTCGACCCCTTCGGTCGGTTCACGATTGGCCAGCTCTCCCCGCTACTGGACACCTCCTTCTTCTTCTCGACGACTCGGAGCAGCGCGAATGGTCTCGCTCACAGCCGCGGCTGACGGCTCGCACATGCAGGGCGCGATGATCGCGCTGATGCCGACGCCGGAGGATGCGGCACGGCTGGCGATCGAGGGTGGCGAGGCCGCGGACCAGCTGCACCTGACGTTGCGGTACCTCGGCAAGGGTGCGGACTTTGACGAGGCGTCGCGTACCGCGATCGTCGACTCGGTGCGCCTGCTGGCGGAGGGGATGCCGCCGATCACGTCGAAGATTTTCGGGGCCGCGCACTGGAACGGGAACGGTGACGAGCCGTCGTGGGTGTGGTCGGTCGGCGACGACCCGGAGTACGGCCAGTCGCTGGAGGCCGCGCAGGGTATGGCGGAAGAGGCGCTGCTCATGGCGCCGATGGATGTGGAACTCCCGGCCCCACACACACCGTTTGTGGCGCACATCTGTGCCGCGTACTCCGACGAGTTGGACCTCATCATCCCGATGGAGGAGCGCCTCGGTCCGGTCACCTTCGACCGGGTGCGGGTGGCGTTCGCCGGGGACTACACCGATATCCCGCTCAGCGAAGGCGCGTTGACGGCCGCTGCCGATGGCCCGCTGCGCCGGAACCCCACCGAACTGGAGACCCGCTCCCGCGTCGATTTCGCCGCCATGGACAAGGCCTGGCATGAAGCCGTCAACGGAACCGTCGAAGCCTGGTCGGACGTCCAGAAGGCGCAGCGCGAGCAGATCACCGCCGCCGTGCAGGCCGCCGCCGAAGCCGACGACCTTTCCCGCCTTGACGGGCTCACGGTGGATAGTGCCGACGGTGAGCGTCTCCTCATCGCCCGCATGATCGCCTACGCGCGGGAGGCGGGCGATGCTCAGCAGGCCGAGGCCGAAGCGCAGGGCGTCACGGTTCCGGAGTGGTCGCTCGACGACGAGGCGCTCACCGCCGCCGCGATCCGGGACCGGCTGCGGCAGGTCGGACGCACGGCCGCCCGCGTACTGGGGACCGGGCTCGTGCAGTCCGCTGTGCGGCAGGCGATGCGCGTATGGGGCTCCGGCCCGGCCGACCAGGTCGCCGCGCAGGTCGACGAGCACCTCGCGTCACTGTCGGGCGCGGCCGTCGAGGATCAGGTCGGCGGCGCCATGTCGGCGGCGCAGAACGAAGGCCGCATGGCCGTCCTCGCCGTCGCGCCGCCAGCCGAGTACACAGCCACAGAGATATTGGACAAATCGTCATGTAAGCCATGTAGGGATATCGACGGCACCCGCTACACCACCCTCCCGGACGCCCGCACCGCATACCCGTCGGGTGGCTACACGGGCTGCCTGGGCGGTGCCCGCTGCCGGGGCACCCTCGTCACCGTCTGGCCGCAGGGCAGCGATCAGGCAGCCGCCGGAATGATCTTGGCGGCATCCGCGAACACAATGCCGCAGACCAACGAGCAGGGAGGCACCGTGCCGTACAGCATCGTGCAGGACCACCCGGACTGCGGTGCTGATACGCCGTGGGCCGTGGTGCAGACCGACACCGACGAACTCATGGGCTGCCACGACAGCGAGCCCGCAGCCGAGGAACAGCGCGCCGCCCTCATGGCCGAAGAAGGCGACATACCCAAGGACATGCCCAACAGCGACGGCATGGACTACGCGGGCAAGACCGCCCCCTGGCGCGGCCCCCTCGCCATCGAAGGTCAGGTCACCGGCGACGGCCGCGAGTTCGCCCCCGACGCACTCACGTGGGCCGAGCTTCCCGTACCGCTGCGGTGGAACAAGGAAGACTCCCACGGCGGCGACCCGAAGACCGTTGCCGTCAACGTCGGCCGCATCGACAAGATCTGGCGCGACGGCAGCCTCATCATGGGCGAAGGCGTCCTCGACCTCTCTGACGAAGACGGCCGCAAGGTGCACGGCAAGATCCTGGGCAAGTTCCTGCGCGGCGTCAGCATCGACGCCGACTCCATCGCCGACGCCGACGTCGAATTCGTGTGGCCCGAAGACGTCAACGCGGGCACCGGAGACGGCGGCGAGGACGACCTGTTCGAGATGCTGTTCGCGCAGCCGGAGAAGATGATTTTCCACGGCGGCCGCATCCGCGCCGCGACCCTCGTCGACATCCCCGCCTTCGCCGAGGCGTACATCGCGCTCCTCGACGAAGCCGGCGCGGTCGTGGCCGGCGGCCAGCCGGTCGGCGCGGCCGCCCTCCTGGAGCTGGCGGCACAGGAGATGGGCGCGGTCGGCACGCACGACACCGCGACCTCCGACACGGCGTGGGACGCCGGGGCGAACGAAAAGCGCATCGACGGGCCACTGACGGTGGACAAGGCGCGGGCCGCATACGCCTGGTACGACGAGAGCGCGGTCGAGGGCGGCGAGATGCCCAAGTCCGCGGCGAAGTTCCTTCACCACGAGATCAGCGCCGACGGCACCGCAGGACCGGCGAATCTGGCGGCGTGCTCGGCGTCGATCGGCGCCCTGCATGGTGCGCGCGGCGGCACCGGCATTCCGGAGGCGGACCGTCGCGGCGTGTACGACCACGTCGCCAAGCATCTGCGGGACGCCGGACAGGAGCCGGAACCGTTCCGGTCGCTGACATCCGTGACCGCCTCGGCCGACGTGTTCCGGCCGCCGGCCGCGTGGTTCGCCGACCCGAAGCTGTCCCTGCCGACGCCGATCACGGTGACGGACGACGGCCGGATCTACGGGCACGCCGCACAGTGGGGCTCCTGCCACATCGGGCAGGACGATGTGTGCGTGCAGCCGCCGCACGAGGACGCCCACCCGTACTACCGCACCGGGGAGGTGGCGTGCGCGGACGGCACCCGGGTGGCGGTCGGTCAGATCACTGTCGGGACGGGGCACGCCCCGCTGCACTACGGGGCGTCCCCGGCGGCGGAGCACTACGACAACACCGGTGCGGCCGTCGCCGATGTGGCGGTCGGCAACGACCAGCACGGCATCTGGGTTGCCGGGTCGATTCGGCCGGGTGCGGATCCGCTGCGCGTGTACGAACTCCAGGCAGCCGGCCAGGTGTCGGGTGACTGGCGGCGGATCGGCGGTCAGCTGCGGCTGGTCGGGCTGCTGGCGGTGAATGTGCCGGGGTTCCCGGTGCCGAAGATGCGCGCCCGGGTGGCGAGCGGCGAGCCTCAGGCGCTGCTCGCGGCGGGCCGTCCGACGGTGGCGGGCGGTTTCTCGGCGGAGGAGTCGGAGCGTCAGGCGGTGCGGGTCGTGATGCGGATGCTGTCCCGCCGAGTCCACCCGGGGAGGTGAAAGCGAATGTGCAGTTGCAATAAGAGGCGTCGTCCGACACCCCCGCCGCCGCCCCCTCCGAGCGCCTGACCTTTATTAATGCGGACCGGTGAAGAGAATTGACTCTTTGCCGGTCCGTGTGCTATGCGCTAGCCTTCGCAAACAAAGGGCGCCAAACCGCAAGGCGCACACCCCTTCACAGCGGAGGACTCAGTGCCCGAGGAACTCTTCAGCGCCCCGTCCGACCTCACCCTCATCGGTGACAGCGACCTCACCGAACTCGAAACCCGCGGCGCAGCAGAGTTCGCCCGCGTCGAAGCGATCGACAACGTCGACCCGGAGACGCTCCAGTACGCGATGCGCCTCGCCGACGACCTCGACGCCATCCGCGCCGAACTCCGCGTCCGCGAAGTCCGCGCCCAGGCCAACGCCGACCTCCAGCGCACCCGCGTCGGCGAGCAGCTCGCCCAGCTCAAGGACCGCGTCCACGGCACCGACGGCCAGGGAACCCCGGCGAGTCAGGCCCCGGCCCCCGTCGACGCCGACGCCATCGCCGCCGCAGCCGCACAGGGCGTCGCAAGCGAGTTCGTCAAGATCTTCAGCAACGGCCGTAGCGGCAACGGACTCGGCGCCGTCGCCAAGCGCGCCACCGCCTCCCTCGCCGAGACCGCGCAGCACGCACCCGCCGCCAAGGTCCCCACCGCGCGCCTCGCCGTCACCGCGTCCGTCGACATTCCCGGCGTCGCCCGCGGCGAAGGCCTCACGAGCCTGACCGCCCTCGCCGACGTGACCGCCCGCAAGGCCAAGTCCATGCCGGTCACGCAGGGCCAGCCGTCCGAACAGCTCGTCGCGTCCATCCGCAACGACTTCTCCCACAGCGTCGACAACCGCACCACCCGCGGCGAGATGAAGGACCTCATCTCCTTCCTCACCGGCCCCGACAAGCAGGAAGCCCTCGTCGCAGGCGGCGGATGGTGCGCCCCGTCCGAGACCAGGTACGACTTCTTCAACATCGCCTGCGAGTCCGGCCTCATCGACCTGCCGACGTTCGGCGTCACCCGCGGCGGCATCACGTTCCCCGTCAGCCCGTCGCTCGCCGACGCCCTCTCCGGGGGCACCGCGTTCGCCGGATTCGCCGCCACCCTCTCCAACACGTCGACACCGTTCCTGTGGACCGAAGCCGACGACATCGCCGCCGCCACCGGCTCCCCGACCAAGCCCTGCATCCGCGTCCCCTGCTCAGACATGGACGAGGAGCGCCTGGAGGCGTACGGCTACTGCCTCACCGCAGGCAACCTCACCGACGACGCATGGCCTGAGGCCACACAGAACACCCTCCAGCTGCTGATGGCCGCGCACGCGCACGTCATCAACGCCCGCCTCATCGCACTCATGCTCGCCCGCTCCGCCGCCACCACCACCATCACCGGCGGCGCCGTCACCGACGCCGCAGCCCCCCGCATCTACAACGCGGTCGGCCTCGCCGCCACCGACTACCGGGCCCGCTACGGCATGTGCATCGACGACGTCCTCGAAGTGATCCTTCCGTACTGGGCTCGCGACGTCATCCAGGCCGACCTCGCATGGAAGGCCGGAGTCGAACTCGGCGACATCCCGCTCAGCGAGGTCAACCGGTACTTCACCTCCCGCAACATCGCCGTCCAGTGGGTCAACGACTGGCAGGTCCGCGGCGCCTCGCAGTTCGGCAACGCCACGAACATGACCGCCTGGCCCACCACGGTCGACTTCCTCATCTACGCGGCCGGCACGTTCATCCACGGCAACGGCATGACCCTCGACCACACGGCGGCCTGGTCCGAGGAGGCGCACCTCATCGCGCGCGTCGGCCACGAGTCCCGCCGGTACACGGTCGGCTTCAACGTCAACGGCTCCACGTCGGCGCTGCTGACCGGCACCGTCCGCGTCTGACCCGGTCCAGACCGTGAACCGTACCGACAACGAAGGGTGGTGAACGCGCGTGGCACGCCAGCTCATCGACCCGCCATCCGAGTTCACCATCCTGCCGTACGGCCTGTGGGACAGCATCCAGCACCCCGCCGCTGCCGGACCGCACTGGCAGAACGGCATCACCTGGATCGAGCGCTGCCCGGACGGCGACACCACCTACGACGAATGCCTCACGGTCACCGGCACCGGCGCACCCCCGGAGCCGCCCGCGAAGACCGACAACACCACCCAGCAGCTCCGCGGCGCCACCCCGTTCACCGTGTACGCCGAGTTCGACTGCTCACCAATCGGCCTGGCCGATGCGGCCACCATGGCCCGTGAGGCGCTTGCCCGGGTGGAGAAGACCCAGCTCGAACGGGCGTTCTTCACTGGCGTGGCAGGCGGCCAGAACGTGGTTTTCCCGCACCTTGCCGCCGATACCGAGGTCACGGATGCGCAGGGGATCATCCTGCAACCTGCGGCTTCTCCGATCGTCACCGGGTCGACCGTCGACATCACCGACGGCCTGGGCAGGCTCGAAAGTGAGCTGGCTAACTGCTACGGCGGCAGGGGCTATATCCATGTCCCGCACCGGGTCTTCCCGATGCTCGCCGCATGGAATCTCGCGATCGAACGTGACGGCGGCCTGTACACCCCGGCCGGTAACCGGATCGTCGTCGGAAACGGGTTTGCGAACTCTGCGCCGGACGGCGCCCCGCCCGAGGCCCGCACAGCGTGGGCCTACGCCACCGGCCAAGTGTTCGGCTACCGCAGCGAGGTGCGGTTCACGCAGGCCGCAGAGTCCATCGACCGGGCCGCAAACACGTACAAGATGATCGCCGAACGCACGTATGTCATCGGTTTCGAGTGCTGCCTGATCGCCGTCCAGTTCGCCCTTGGTGTCATCCCCACCGGCGCAGTAATCCCGTAGGAGACCGTCATGGCAGCTACCTCCACCTGCGTGGTGCCGATCAAGGGCACACACATGCGGATCGTCCAACTCGACGTCTGCGGCATCCCCGTCACCGGGGCGTCCGGAATGGTCGTCGTCAACGACTCCTTCGTACAGATCGTCCGCTCCCCTCAGTACGAGGAGGGCACCGAGTTCTTCGAGCGCAACGCGGCCGGTGAGGCGTGCGTGAACCAGAAGGACGATCCGACGCTGAAGCGGTTCAACCTGACCGTGCAGCTGTGCTCCATCAACGTCAGCGCGACCGCGTTCGTCATCTCTGCCCGCGAACTCGTCACGGGCACTCCGACGACCGGCACCGGTTTCGCCGTCGCGGAAGGGCAGCCCACCAACCGGTATTCGCTGGAGGTGTGGCAGGAGGTTGCCGGGCAGGGCGCCTGCGACGCGGACGGCAACCAGCGGTTCATCTACAACGCGTTCCCGAACGTGGGCGCGACGATGCTCGGCGACTACACCATCGAACTCGGCCGCAGCATCCTGGAGTTCACGAGCGAGACCCGGGCGGCCGCCGCATCGTGGGCGGCACTGGTGGGCGCGGACTGGCTGCCCGCAGGGGAGACCGTCGAGACCGACGAGCACTACGTGTACAACGTCACGACCACGCCCCCGCCCACCGCAGCCTGCGACCCGACGACTTTGGCCGCGTAACGCATCGACCCGGAGGGGGTGTCCATGGCGCTTGCCCAGTACAGCAAGCTGTTCTGGTACCCCTCCGGGGCCGTGGCCGCGAGCATTCCGGCACGGGTGTTCCCGGAGGCGTCGAACACCTTCGCCACTTTGTGGGCGGACGCGGGCGGAACGGTGCCGCTGGCGAACCCCGCCACCACCACGGCGGCGGGGGTGCTCACGTTCTGGGCGGAGGAAGGCGAGTACTGGATCCACATCGACTCGGAGAGCTTCCTCGTCACCGTGGGCGCCTCGCCGTCCAGTGTTTCCCCGTCCGCGACGGTGACGGCCGAGACCACCTACGGGCAGGCATCCAACGCCGGGGCATCAGTAACGTATTCGCGGGGCGACCACACGCACGGCACCCCGGCGCTTCCGACGGTGGGCACGACGCCGGGCACGTACGCGGCCGGTGACGACGCACGGTTCTCGCAGTCGAAGCCGTGGGTGTTCGACGTCACCGCAGCCGCCTACGGGGCGGTCGGGGACGGGCAGGTCGTCGGAGACGGGGCCATGGGTGCCGGGGTGGCAGTGCTGACGAGCGCGACAGCGAACTGGCCGTCGACCGTGGTCGGCAAAGCCATCTCAGTGAAGGGCGCCGGGGCGAGCGGAGTGACCACGCTGATCACCACCGTGGCCTCCCGCGAGAGCGCGACCCAGGTGACCCTGTCGGCGGCGAACGCTTCCGGTGGCGCAGTCAGCAGCGCGGTCGTCATCTGGGGCACCGACGACACCGCCGCCATTCAGGCTGCCACGGACGCAGCCGAGGCGTACCTCACTGCGGGCGACACGTACGCGCAGGTGTACTTCCCGCCCAGCGCGTACATCGTGGCCGGTGCGCTGAACAATACGAAGTCCGGCAACGGGCAGATCGTGTTCGGGCCCGTCGCCGTGGCCGGAGTTAAGAAGATCCTGGAGTTCCGGGGCGAGACCGACGGCGCGGCGGCCGTCCGCCACTGGCAGCAGACCGTGCCGCAGTTCGCCGGATCCTGCCTCATCTCCTTCGGCGTGTACGCGTCCACGGTGGCACAGACCGCCAACATCAACGCGGACGGGAACCCGGGCGTCATCTCCGGACCCAATGAGGGCTTCGGCTATGGCGCCAGCGCCCTCTTCAGCAACATGCAGGCCGTCATCAAAAACCTGGCCATCCTCACCACGCACTCGGCGTTCGGCCTCACCTACGGCGCCGCCAACCTGTGGGGCTGCGCCAACGCGCACATAGAGAACGTCGGCTACGGCACCGCAGGCATCGTCCCCGGCAGCGACTACAGCTCACCGGGAACCTTCGGCACCGGCCTGTCCGTCGGCCTGCTACTGCCCGCGCCCGGCAACAACGACCACGTCATCGCGAAGAACGTGAGCTGCGGCGGCGGCTACACCTACGCCGCGTTCGTCACCGAACACGCCGTCGTCGACCGGTACATGGCCCTGTACTGCTGGGCCGGCCTGTGCGCCGTCGGCAACTATGCGGGGTCGGTGGGCTCCGTCCACGCCATGCTCGTCCTCTCCGCGAGCATCGAAGCCTGCATCAACGAGTTGTACATCGTCGGCGTCGGCTCGGCCGGCGTCGGCCCGATCATCGACATCGACCAGCTGTCCACCGAGTCCAGCACGCCCAACATCGGCGGCAACAGCGCTGCGGCGATGAACGCGGCGCTCGGGAAGATCCGCCTCACCGGCCTGTTTACCGAATCGGGCGTCACGGTCGACAACCCGACCGGCATCGAGATCATCAACGGGCAGGTACCCAGGGCGATCAAGCGGAAGACGACGACGTTCACGTGCTCGCCGATCGACCGCGTCCTCGTGTGCGACACCACCGCGGGCGCTTTCACGGGCACTCTGCCGGCCGCTGATTTCAACCCGGTCGAGTACGTCTTCAAGAACGTTGGAGTCAACGATCTCACCGTGGCAACGACAAGTAGCCAACTGATCTACACCACGAGCGGCACCGGAGCGACCACCGCAACGGTGACCACGGGACAGACCCTCCGGGTGCAGGCCCTGTACAACGGGTCATCGTGGGGCTGGTATGCCGTCTGATCTCCATCCCTCCGATGCAGGAGCGGCGTCATGCCCGTCATCAACAACATCCTGAGCCAGCCGTCCGGCACCGGTGGTATGCGCGGCCCGTGTGCGGACTGGCCTGTGACGTGGACGTGCGATCTGTCGACGCTGAACCCGGCGGTGACCGGGGTGGCGGTGTCGATGGCGACGGAAACCCTGTACGCGCTGTCGGGGATGCGGTTCGGGCTGTGCGAGGTGACGCTGCGGCCGTGCCGCAGCGATTGCGGCGACGGCTCGTTCTTCGACGACTTCGGGCCGCCGTGGATGGGCGCGTCGTATCCGCAGCCTGCACTGATCGGCGGCCTGTGGTTCAACCTCACCTGTGGCGGCTGCTCGTCGGGGTGTTCGTGCGGTGAGGTGTCGGAGGTGCGGCTTCCGGCCCCGGTGTACGACATCACGGAGGTCGTCATCGACGGGGTGGTTCTCGCGGCGTCGGCGTACCGGCTCGACAACAACCGGATCCTGGTGCGTGTCGATGGCGGACGGTGGCCGCGCTGCAATGACTTGTCGGTGGACTCCGGTGAGGGCACGTGGACTGTGACGGCCCGGTACGGGGAGCCTCTGCCGGAGGGGGCCGCGTTGGCGATGGGCGAGTTGGCGTGTCAGTTCGCGAAGGCGGCGGACGGGCAGGACTGCCGTCTTCCGGCTGGGGTGCAGCAGTTGGTGCGGCAGGGTGTGACGATCTCGTATCCGGATGTGGGTGAGTTGTTCCGGCAGGGGCGGACTGGGTTGTATCTGGTGGATGCGTTCCTCGCGACGTGGAACCCGTACAACTTGCGGCAGCGGTCGCGGGTGTACTCCGTGGACCGGCCGACCGTACGGAGGGCAGGAACATGATCACGGGCCCGCTCAAGTGGTACACCGTCGCCTCCACCCTGGAACAGGCGATCTACGCCGAGCTCGCCACCAAACCATCCCGGCACTCCGTCGTCCCCGGCCAGATCGCCTGGGACGAATGCGACTGCGGACTCCTCGCCGTATCCGTCGGCCAGATCTACCCGACGGAACAGTTCCCCGACCCGGCACAAACCCGTATCGGGGGCGCCTGCGACGCACCATGGGAAGCCGCCGAGATCGTCATGCAGATCGTGCGGTGCGCACCCAACCCCGACGACCCGCTCCTCGCCCCCACCACCGCCGAGCTCGACGCCTCCGCCCGCGAAGTACTCACCGACGCCTACGAGATGATGCTCGCCGTCTCGGTGACCCTGTGTCAGATGAACAAGGACCGCGACATCTCCGACTACCTCATGCGCGCGAACGTCCCGCAGGGCCCCTCTGGAGGCTGCGTCGGCAACGAACTCCGCGCGGTCGTCTCCCTCCCCAGGAACTGAGGCCGCCATGTTCACGGTGTCGACCAGCTTCAACCTCGACCGCACCCGCGTCGAACGCATGCTGCGCCTGCCCGGCGGGATCGTGTACCGCAACATGGAACGCCGTGTCCGCCGTGTCGAAGCCGAAGCGATACGGCTTGCGCCCGGCAGCATGAAGCAGGGCATCCGCGTGAGCATCGGGCGCGGGCCCGGCGGCGACTTCCGGGGCACAGTGAAGTCCACGCACCCCGCGACGATCTATGTAATCAACGGGACGAGGCCTCACCGGATATACCCCCGCCGCCCGGGTGGCGTCCTGCGGTTCACCGTCGGCGGGAAAGTCGTGCACGCCCGCTACGTCAACCATCCCGGCTTCCGGGGTAACGACTTCCTGAGCAAGGCCCTGCGCGCCGCCCTCTGACCCCGGAACGATCATGACGTGGGGCGGCCTACCGTCACCCGCATGACCGAGCTGCTCACGTACCCGAACGGCGCCGCACCCGCCGCGCCTCCCCTCATGGCCGCAGCGGCACCGCCCGCAGCCCGCGACTTCAGCCGCAAGCGCAAGCGCCTCAACTTCACCATTGACAGCGAAGAGTTCGACGCCGCCCCCGCACTCCCCGGCGACATCTACGCCGAGTTCGTCACCATCTACAGCTCCACCGGTGAAACCGAGACATACCAGGACCAGCACGACGCCCTGAAGCGGGCCCTCGCCCTCGCCCTCATCGACGAGTCCTACGAACGCTTCCAGGCCCGCCTCCGCGACAAGACCAACCCCATCGAAGACGACCAGGTCGGCGACATCGTCCTATGGCTCCTGGAGGAGTACGGCATGCGCCCTACGCAGCCGTCTCCGGGCTCATCGGATGGGCCTGCCAGCCCGGCAACTGGCACGCCCTCGACGGCGAATACGCAGCCCGCGGAGTCGATTTCGGAAACCTCCCCGCCGACCGCTTCCTGAACGCGATCTACCACGAGATGCTCCAGCGACTGATCGTCCGCGAAGGACAGACCGAGGAACAGGCCCGGAAACGCTTCGACGCCGACCTCGGGGTTTCCGCATGGGCACTGCCCGGACGTGAACGCCGCGAACCCGAACCCGTCCAGGACCCAGGCGCGCCCTGGTGGTGGACGGACGCCGAGGAAGCATCCCAGTCCTGGCTCACCGCGATGGGGATCACATGAGCACTCCTGCGGGCGGCGTCATCGGCGACGCCACAATCAACGTCAACGCGAACACCACCGCAGCAGCGCTCGCCATCCGCGGCCTCCGCCGTGACGCCGAGGGAAACCTCCGAGACCTCCGCGGCCGGTTCGTGTCCGAGAGCCGCCTCATCAACGGCGCTCTGACCGGGGTCACCGACAACACCAGCCGCTTCGGTGAAGCCGTCGAGGAACTCCGGTCGTCGGCGCTGCTGCTGGCGCCCGCACTCATCCCCATCGCTGTGCAGGCCGCACCGATTGCCGCCAGCGTGGGCGCGGCAGGAGCCGCCATCGGCGTATTCGCTGCTGCGGCGGCCGGGCAGGTCACGGCGCTGACGGAAGCGGGCGAGGCGGAGAAGAAGTATCAGGACGCGATCGACGAACACGGTCGCGCATCGAAGCAGGCAACCGACGCGCAGGCCGCATACGTGCGCTCCGTCCAGAAGATGCCGCCCGCCACCCGCGAGGCCGCCGCCGCCCTGTCGTCCTTCAAGGACGAGTACAAGTCGTGGTCGGACAGTCTCGCCGGGGACACGATGCCCGTCGTCACGAGGGGCCTTCAGGCCTTTGGCGCAGTGTTCCCCAAGCTGACCCCGATCGTGCAGGGTGCGGGCGTTCAGCTCAACCGGTTCGTGACGATCGCGGCCGGCGGCATTCAGTCGCCGGGCTTCGACCGGTTCATGAGCTCGTTCGCCGAGTTCTCCACCGGCGCCTTGCAGCGCGGCAACGAGTTGCTCATCCGCTTCCTGCGCACCCTCGACACGGGGAAGATCTCCGGCGGGTTCAGCACGTTCATGGACTACGTCCGCGACAACGGGCCCGTCGTCCGCGAACTGCTGTCCAGCGTGATGCAGGCCCTCGCCAACATGGCGCAGGCCGCAGCGAACGTAGGGCCCGGCCTGCTGACCGTGGTGAACGTGCTCGCGAAGCTGGTCGCCGCACTGCCGCCGGACGTCATCACCCACATGCTGCAGCTCGCGCTCGCCCTGAAAGCGGTACGGCTGGCCGCTGCTGCTGCGGCAGCGACTTCGGTGGGGCTCACGTCATTCACCGCATCGATCACCGCGATGCGACTGGCGGCAGGCGGGGCAACCGGGGTGCTACCGAAGCTGGGTGCCGCGATCGCCACCCTGTCGCGTACGGCGAAGGTTGCCATCGCCGGGACGGGGATCGGTCTCCTCCTCATCGCTCTCACCGAGCTGTCACAGCGGGGCCGCGCGGCACCGCCGGACGTCGACAAGCTGACCGGTTCTCTGGCCAAACTGGGCAGCACGGGGAAGGTCACAGGGGAAGCGGCGAAGGCGTTCGGCGGCGACCTGGATGGCCTGCACGGCAAGGTCAAAGCACTCACCGATCCGTCGACCACGGACAAGGTGCAGCAATTCTTGGTGGGCTGGACGGGCTGGGACTCCACCCCCGTCAAGGAGGCGAAAGAGAACTTCGGCGCGGTCGACACCGCGCTCGCCAACCTCGTCAAGAACAACCAGGCCGACCTTGCCGCCGCCGCAGTGAAGCGGCTGACTGCCGAGTACGGGGCGGGCGGCCGGAACACGAAGGAGTTCACCAGCAAGCTCGCCGAGTACAAGGCGTCGCTAGCGGACGCCAAGTTCGAGCAGCAGCTCGCCGCGGACGCGATGGGCTTGTTCGGTGCGCAGGCGCAGCAGACGTCGGCGAAGCTCGCCGAACAGAAGCAGTCCGCTGACGGCCTGCGCCAGGCGATCCAGGCTCTCAACGACGTGAACCGGGCCGGGCTCGGGGCGATGAACGCGTTCGAGGCCGCCATCGACACGACAGCCAAGGCGGCCAAGGACAACGCGGGTGCGCTCCAATTCACCAACGGCGAGCTGGATCTGAACTCGGAGAAGGCCCGGTCTGCCGAGGCAGCGCTTCGGGATCTGGCGTCGAGGACGGACGAGGCTCAGGGCGCGGCGCGGGAGCAGGGCAAGTCGTGGTCGTACGTCAACGGGATCTATGAGCGTGGCCGCCAGCAGCTCATCGCGAACGCCACGCAGATGGGTCTCACCCGGGAGCAGGCGGCGCAGCTTGCCAGCGAGATCCTGCGCGCTCCTGGTACGAAGACTGCCCTGCTGAAGGCCGACATCACCGACTGGAAGGCAAAAGTCTCGGAGGCGGAGACCCAGCTCAAGACCGCCAAGGGAGACAAGCGGGCCAAGTTGACCGCCGACATCGCGGACTGGAAAGCGAAGGTCGCGGCAGCCGACCTTCAACTGAAGGGCGCGAAGGCCGACAAGCGGGCCAAGCTCACCGCCGACGTCACCGACTGGCGGTCTAAGGTTGCAGCCGCCGAACTCCAGCTGCGCAACGCGAAGGGCGAGAAGAAGGCGACGCTCAAGGCGAACATCGACGACTGGCGGCGGAAGATCGGCACCGCACAGCTGATGATCAATAATCTGCCCCCGTCCAAGTCGACGACGCTGACCGTCTGGAAGATCACCAAGATTCGGACCGACTACGTCAACAGCCTCGCCCGAAGGGGCCAGTCGGTCCACGAGGCTGTCGGCGCGACGGGCGGCCTGTTCACCGGCAAGGACTTCAAGCACCGCGGCTACGCGGGCGGCGGCCTCGTCGACGGCCCCGGCACGGAGACCTCCGACGGCGTGTATGCGCCGTGGCTGTCGAAGAACGAGTTCGTCGTCAACGCCAAGCGCACCCGCCAGTACCTGCCGCTGCTGAAGGCCATCAACTCCGGCGGCATGGCGGCCGGCGCAATGGCCGGCGGGGGCATGGCGTCTGCGGGCATGGACGCGGGCCGCGGCCTGGCATCCGGCCTGTCCGGTGCGATGTCGCTCGTTATGGCGGCGGCCAAGGCGATGGCGGCCGTGGTGGAGACGGGGGTGCGGCAGGAGCTGAAGATCTCGTCCCCGTCGAAGGTGATGCAGGCGCTCGCGAAGGACATCGGCGCCGGGCTCATCAAGGGCCTCACCGGTACTCGCGAGCAGATCTCCCGCACTGCGGCCGACATCGCCAACAGCATCACGAAGGCCTTCAGTAAGCGCAAGACCCGGGTCGACGACCGGCTTGTTGCCGCAGTCGCGTACGCCAACAAGCGTCTCCAGGCTCTGGCGGCCGAACGAGACAAGATCGCGCAGCGGATCGCCGACGCAAAGAAGTTCTCTGCGGATGTGGCGGAGCAGGCCAAGGGCGCGTTCTCCCTCCAGTCGATCACCCAGGGTCCTGCCGGGGTGAGCGGGGAAACCATCCGGCGCGGTCTCGCATCGGCGGCCGCGCAGATCCGCGAGTTCATCGGGCGCATCAACGTCCTGCGCAAGAAGGGCCTCAGCAAGGATCTCCTCGCGCAGATCATCGGCATGGGCCCGGAGGCTGGGCTTGAGTTCGCCAACGTCCTGTCGCGGCAGTCGGCCGATTCACTGCGCGAAATCAACCGGCTGCAAGGCCAGATCAACAAGGCGTCCACCAACTTGGGAAAGCTGAGCGCGGACGCCCTCTTCGACGCGGGCAAGCAGTCCGGGAAAGGCTTCCTCGCCGGGCTGGCGGGACAGCGCAAGCAGATCGAACAGCTCATGCTGTCGATCGCGAAGAGCATGCAGGCCGCGATCCGTAAGGCGCTGGGCATCAAGTCCCCGTCCACGGTGATGGCGGAGGTGGGGCGGCAGTCGACCCTCGGTGTCGCCGTCGGCCTCGTTGACCAGCTGCCCGCTGTGAAGAAAGCCATGGGAGGGATCTCCCGCACCATCTCTGCCGGGATCGCAGCGCCGGGGCTTCCCGTATCGGTCTCTGCGGTGGGCCGCGGCGGAACAGCCCAGCAGGAGTCGATGAACGTCACGTTCATCAACCACGGGCCGATCGGATCCCGACGCGAACTCGACGACTGGCTCGTCGGATCGATGGACCGCCTGCGCCTGCAACGCCGCCTCCCGAAGGGGGCGTGATGGCCGCACCCCTGTACACGCTGACCATCGACTGGGACAACGACACGATCGTCACCGGCGGCAGCTACGAGGACGTCACCGACGACGTCCTTAACCAGGGCCGGTGGACCTATGGCTACGGCCGCGACCAGAACCGGCAACTCTCCCCGTCATCGATCGGGAACAGCGCCTTCACCCTGTGTAACGCCGACCGGATCTACAGCCCCGAGAACACAGCCTCACCCCTCGTCGACGACCTCGGCCCCGGACGGCCGGTCGCCATGGACGTCACCATCTCCGGCGTCGACCACGCCCTGTTCCGCGGCCGGATCGACGACTTCGACATCCACCCCGACCGCTCCGACCGGACCGCCGACTTCACCGCCCTGGACGGACTGGCGGACCTGTCGAATGCCGACCTGTCCACCGCCCTCTACTCGGGGCTGCGTACAGGACAGATCGTCGACGTCATCCTCGATGAGATCGGCTGGACAGGCGCGCGGGACATCGACGCCGGCGCCACCTATGCCCGGTTCTGGTGGGCGGAGAACACCGATGCACTGACGGCGGTCAACGATATTGTTGCCGCCGAGGGGCCGCCGGCGATCGCCTACATCGCACCGGACGGCACTTTCACGTTCCGGGACCGGCATCACCGCATCGTGCGGACGGAATCCACTGTCCCTCAGGCCGTGTTCGCGGCGGAGCGGGTGACATGCGATGCGCCTGCGGTGACCGGCTCCAGCTACGACTACACGGCGCCGTTCGAGTACCGGCACGGCTGGCGTGATGTGGTCAACACGGTGGACCAGGAGGTGAGCGACAGGGCCACCACGTTCGACACAAGCGTCGTGTGGTCGACCGACGGCATTTTCACCCTGTCGATCGGGGAGACGCGCGAGATCCGGGTGCAGGCATCGGACCCGTTCCGGGATGCGGTGACCCCCGTTGCGGGTACGGACTTCACGACGTCGGGTACGGGCGTGGTGTCGGCGGTCATCACGCGAACCTCCGGGCAGTCGACCATCATCAGACTGACGTCGGTCGGTGGCTCCTCGTCGATTCTCAGTCTCCAGCTGCGGGCCCGCCCGGTTCTCGTGGAGCGCACGGTGCGGGTGCGGGTGAGTGATCCCGGATCCATCGGAACGTTCGGCATGAAGTCGTTTCCGAACACGATCCCTTACGCATCGCCCGCCGATGCGCAGGCTGTCGCCGAGGTGCTCGTCGCGGCCTATTCCAGCAGACGCCCGATCGTCAAAATGCGGGTGGTGTCGGGCGATATCCCGCATCTCCAGCAGATCGTGACACGCACCATCTCCGACATGCTCACCATCCGTAACGGTGAGCTGGGGCTCGACGCCGAGTTCCATGTGGAAAGCGTCGCGCACACCATCACCCGCATCCCCGGCGACGCCGACTGCGACGACTACGTTCCCGTGCATTCCGTGGTCTTCGGGTGCGAGAAAGTCCTGGAGGACTGCGCACCCAACCCGTTCACGTTCGACAAGACGGGGGCCGGGTTCAACGACGGCACGTTCGACGCGATCGGATGCAGCAGCCCGGACACGGTGTGGATCTGGGATGCCCAGTCGAAATTCAACGAGAACAACTTCGGGGTATAGGCATGAACCTTTTGGTGCAGACCGCGCGGGCGTACGTGTACGCAGGCAACTGGGTGGCCGACTGCCCGGCCTCGTGCGGAAACGTCGAGCTGCTCCACGAAGCCGCCGTCCGTGGTGGCGCACTGGTGCGGAAGAAGGCGGCGTTCCACTGCTCGTATTGCAACTTCGAAACGCAGGCGATCGAGTGGCCGCCGAACGAGCACGAGATCACAGAGGTGCTCGCCCGGCGCCCGATCCCCCACACCCGTAACTGGTATCCGGCGGAACACGCTGCCGCGATCCGCTTCCGGATCCCGCACGGACAGAGCGTGCAAGACCTCGTCGACGAGAACATTGAGAACGGGGTGCTCTAGTGGCTGCCTTCGGCTTCGCGCTCTCGACGAGTCTTCTGGGAGGCACGCATCCTCGCGCGCGCCTCGGGGGTGTGCCTGCGACCCAGGGCGTGGTCCCGCGCATGCTTGGACTGTGTCGTTTTCTCCAGGTTCTCCAAGCGGTCATCCGCCGGATCCTCATTGAGGTGGTGGATCACATCGCCGGGCAATACCGGATCCTCGGGGTGCGCCGTGTTCCACACGTACTGATATCGCTGGATGTAACCGTCTTTACGCATCGTGGGGTGCAGGTGCCGCTCCACATCGGGGACTCGGACAAATATGCGGCCCTCGTCGCTGGTCCACTGACCTCCCGCCCAGTTGGGGTTGGCTTCACCCCGGGTCTTCTTCGAGATCTTTGCTTTGACCTCGGGGGTCATGCGTCCTGGGGCCTTGTTGGCGCAGGCTCGGGAGCAGCAGTTGGGGAGTTTCCCGACAGTGTGGATCCGAGTGAACGTGACTCCGCAAACGGGGCATTCCTTGGTCGTTTTCACAAGGCCATTCTAATAGACAGCCAGAGAGGGGGCGGTCCAAATTAGCTGGACGGCGCCAATGACCGCGGTGGCCAACACCGTCTTCACCGCAGCACAATTCAACCTCCACGTCCGCGACAACCTCAACGAGACCGCACCAGCGAAAGCCACACAGATCAGTTCCATTTTCGTCGGCAACGGGCTCAACTCGATCGTCGAACGACTGCCCCAGGTTGACAACGTGGCAACTTCAGAGACCACCGCGAGCACTTCGTACACAGACCTTGCGACGGTCGGACCGAGCGTCACCACCGCCACCGGCGCCCGCGCCCTCGTATTCGTGCGAGTGGCCACGGACAACACCGGGGCGAACAACGGCAACTTCATGTCCTGGGACGTGACGGGGGCCAGCACTTTGGCGGCATCGGACAACCAGGCATGCAACTTCGCGGGCGTCGCGGCGGCGACCCGAAACCGCCTGACCTCCGCATACCTGATCAGCTCCCTGACCCCAGGCACCAACACGTTCACCGCGAAATACAAGGTGACCGCAGGGACGGGCACATTCCTCGCCCGCCAGATCGCCGTCATCCCCTTCTAGGAGACCCATGCCCATCCTGTTCACCTCCGGCACCGGCGGCTACCACACCTACCGCATCCCCGCCCTCACGCAAGCCCCGGACGGCACGCTGATCGCGTTCGCCGAGGGGCGCAAGAACGGCGGCGGGGACAGCGGCGACATCGACATCGTGTGCCGCCGCTCCACCGACGGCGGCGCGAGCTGGTCGCCACAGCAGATCGTCACCGCCCACGGTGGTGACACTGCCGGCAACCCGACCGTGGTCACCGACCCGACGTCCGGGGACCTGGTACTCCTGTCGTGCCGCAACGCCGGCGCCGCCACCGAGACGACCATCCTGAAGGGCCTCGACGTACGACAGGTATACGTCCAGCGCAGCGCCGACAGCGGCGCCACCTGGACTGATCCCGTCGACATCACCGGGCAGACCAAGACATCGTGGATGCGCTGGTACGCCACCGGCCCGGGCTGCGGTGCGGCTGTCACCCAAGGACCGCACGCGGGACGGCTCGTCATCCCCGCCAACCACTCCCGTGCTCCCGCATCCGGGAGCAGCGACACGGGCACCGAAGCGAAGTACCTCGGCGCCCACAGCCTGGTCTCCGACGACGGCGGCCACACCTGGCAGATCGGCTACACCTCGTCGAACCCCAACGGCAGCACCAACGAGAACGAGACCACCTGCGCCGAGCTCCCCGACGGGCGCCTGTACTTCAACTGCCGAAACCAGTACGGCACCGTGGCCGGCACTCGTGCGGATGCCTGGTCGGTGGACGGTGGCAGCACGTTGCAGTATGCGTTCCGGGTGCAGGGCACGATCGTCACGCCGGTAGTGCAGGGCAGCGTGTTGCAGGTGCCGGGCGGCCCGCTGCTGTACGCGGGGCCCGAGCATCCTGACTGGCGGGTGGCGATGGTGATCCGCCGTAGCGATGACGGCGGGGGGACGTGGCGGACATGCCGGAAAATCACTGGGCTGCATGCCGCGTATTCGTCGCTGGCGATGCTGGATGCGGTGACGGTCGGCTTGCTGTATGAGACGGGGGACTGGGCTCCGTACAGCCGGATCGAGTTGGCCGCCGTGCCGGTTGCGGAGCTGTGATCTGATGCGCCTCGTCACGCGGGCGGCACTCGGCTGGCCTGCATCTGCCGCGCCCTTGCAGGCCGTCACGCAGGGCGTGAAGGTCCACTACGAGGGCACGCCCGTCAGTGCCGAGCTGCTCACCGACCATGCCGCGTGCATCGCCGAGTGGCAGGCCATCCGCAAGTCGCACCTCGCCAACACGACCGAGAACTACTCGGACGTCGCCTACAACTACGCGGCCTGCCCGCACGGCTACCTCCTCGAGGGCCGCGGCATCGGTAAGCGCACCGGCGCCAACGGCAACCAGGAGCTCAACCGGGCGCACTACGCGATCGTCGGCCTCGTCGGCGACGAAGGCCTCACCGAGCCGACCGACGCCATGCTCTCCGCCATCCGCGACGGCATCGACCTGCTGCGGAAGAACGGCGCGGGCACTGAGATCAAGGGCCACCGGGACGGCTACGCAACCGAATGCCCCGGCGGTCCGCTGTACGCGTGGGTTCAGAAGGGCGCCCCGCGACCCACCACTGAGGAGGACGACGTGACCCCTGACGACATCACGAAGATCGCTACGGCGACGGCGGCGGCGACCGCGACCAAGCTCATCGCGGGCGGGGGCGTTCTCGAGAACAGCGATGTGGCCCGCGTCGCGGCGGCCGTGGCCGCGAAGCTCCAGCCCATCGAGGCCGCGCAGAACGCCACGATCGACAAGCTCGTCGGCGCCGTCGCCACCCTCGCGGCGAACGTCGGCGGCCTGGACCCGGCGGCGATCGTCGCCGAACTCCGTGCCGCCATCGAGGCCATCACCATCCACCTCGACGTACCCGACGCCTGACCAGGAAGCGAGCAGACCATGAAGATCTTCGGCAGAGAGCCAGCACTCATTGTCAGCACGATCAGCGCCGTCCTGTCGCTGATCGTCACCTTCAACATCGGCATGTCCGGCGAGCAGGCCGGAGCGATCGTCGCCATCATCTCCGCCGTGTTCGGTGCGATCGTGGCGGCAGCGACCCGGCCGGTCGCCCCGTCTGCGTTCACCGCCGTGGTAGCTGCTGGCGCCGCACTCCTGGCTGCGTACGGGCTGGACGTGTCGGCGGAGACGGTGGGTGCGACGAACGCGGTCGTCCTGGCACTGCTCGCGCTGCTGACGCGCGGCCAGGTCTCTCCGAAGGGAGTCGCAGCGTGAACAGCCCTCTGGACAATCGGATGCGCGCCATCGCCCGCGAGGAAGCCAACGCCCTCCTCGGCGTCCCCGGCGGCGTACAGGCGGCGGCCGGCTCCGAGCCGACCGCCAGTCAGATGCAGCAGCAGATCACCGACCTGCACGAGCACCTGCACCACGCCGCCACCACTATCAGTCGACTGGAGGCACGCATCGGCGCGCTGGAGAAAGCTGACAAGTCGAACGACCAGGCGGCACGGCGCACGGCACGCAAGACCGTCGGGTAGCCCCCACTCCGGAATGATCTTCTCGGGCTGCCTAATACCGTCCCGCTCGTGAAGACCCTCGTGTACCCGTCAGACCGTCACGGATGCGGCAGCTTCAGGGCGATCTGGCCCGGCGAGCACTGCGCTGCCGCCGGACATGACGTCGAGGTGGTGCGTCAGCAGGACCGGAGCGTCCGCCTCGTCATGGAAGGGGGCGTCGTCAAGGACGTCCTCGTCGAAGCCGACGTCGTCGTCCTCCAGCGGGTCACACACGCCTACATGGCGCAGGCTGTCGCAGTGCTGCGGGCGAAGGGCATCGCCGTGGTCGTCGACGTCGACGACGACCTCTCCTCCATCCACCCGTCGAACCCGGCATGGGCTGTGCACCGGCCGGGCGCGGGCCCGCACTCGTGGCACAACCTGGCGCTCGCCTGCCGGGAGGCGACGCTGGTGACGGTGTCGACGCCGGCGCTGCTGGACGTGTACGCCCGTCACGGCCGCGGGCATGTCCTGCCGAACTATCTGCCCGACCAGTACTACGGGCTGCCGCGCCAGGATTCGGATGTGATCGGCTGGCCCGGCTCCCTCCACTCCCACCCGAACGATCCGGAGGTGGTGGGCGGGGCGGTCGCCCGGCTCGTCGACGAGGGCGCGACGTTCGTGATGCGCGGCGACTCGACCGGCGCCGGGCGCGAGTTCGGCCTCGCCACAGATCCGGCGGGTGGCGGGGTGCCGATCGGAGAGTGGCCGATGGCCGTTGCGGGATTGGGAATTGGGATCGCCCCGCTCGCAGACACTCGCTTCAATGCCGCTAAATGCGTAGACTCAAGTATGCGAATCTGCACCCATAGAGGGATAGTTGAAGCGGCCGAGATCCAGACTGGTGACCAGGTATGGCGTGACGGCTGGAAGGCCGTTGAGGCCGTCGAGCACGACGTTCCGCGACCCGGCATTGAGATCACCACCGAAGGCGGCTACAAGCTGCGCCTGACGCCAGAACATCGGATGCTCGTCAACGGCGAGTGGGCGCAGGCCAAAGACATCGCAGTCGGCGACGTCATGGCCATGGAGCCGGAGCCTGTCGGGCCGACAGCTCCGGTACGGGCACCGTGGCCCGCAGACAGCCGGATGAACCGCCGTGCCGAGGTGGACTACTTCGCGTTCCTCACGGCACCTGACGGTCCGCGCATCGACATCTCTCCGCGATGGGGGCGCTTCTTGGGTGCGTTCGTCGGGGACGGAAGCTGTAGGGCTGCGACACAGATCGAGATCTCGTGCGACGGGCAGGATCAGGACTGGATCGATGCGCTCATGGATGACTTCCGGGCGTTCGGGCTCAGCCCATCGACCGAAGAGAAGACCACGTTCGACGGCACGGTGTTGCGCCGACGCGGCGTGCGAGTCTCATCGGCGCATTTGCTCCGAGTGCTGAACAGCCTCGGCCTAACGGAGGACCGTGAGAGCGGGCGCCCGATCAGGAAGGTGTGCGTGCCTGAGGTGATCTGGCGCTCTCCGCGCGAGGTGATCGCCGAGTTCCTTGCTGGCTACTTCGAGGCTGACGGCTGCTGCACTAACACGGGGGCCAGCGCTACATCGAAGGACGAACAGTTGATCCGCGATGTGCAGCGGCTACTCCTGTCCTTCGGCATCGTCTCCAGGGTGGGTCCGCGAACTCACCGGAATCAGACCGGATACAGCGCCGAGTACTGGCACCTGACCATGGGGCGCGCCGCTGCGGACGTGTTCGCCAAGGAGATTGGGTTCCGATCCGTACGCAAGCGGGCACGGCTGGCGGAGATCACGGAGAAGCCGCACTCGAACGCGTACCGACCGATGAACTGGGCGCCGAAGGTGACCGAGGTCAAGCCCTGCATGGTCACGCCGGTGGACATTCAAGTCGAGGGCAGCGAGTACATCGCAGCCGGGTTCGTGAGCCACAACTCTTGGCTGAAGCCGCTGGAGATGTCAGCGACTGGTGTTCCCTGGATCGCCTCACCGCGAGCCGAGTACCGCCGACTTCACGACCTGGGCGCCGGCCTCTTGGTCGACCGGCCGCGGGTGTGGCACCGGGAGTTGAAGCGTCTGCGGGAGTCGGCTGCGCTGCGGACGGAGCTGTCGGAGGCGGGGCGCGCGGTGGCCGAGGGCCTGCGGCTACGGGATCACAGTTGGCGCTGGCAGGAGGCTTGGGCCAGGGCGTACGAGATGCAGCGGGCCACGCCGCGCACGGCAGTTCCGGTTTAGGTGCGATCGGTCACGGCAGGAGGTTCGCGGTCCTCTCGGACGATGCAGAACCAGAGGTAGACCTCATCGTTCTCGTCTCGCACGAGGCGCGGCTTCTCGGGGTCGGCTCCCTTGAGGATCTCTTCAAGAAAGTCGGTCCCTTCGAGTTCGTTGAACCGCATCGCGCGCATGACCATTTGCGCGATGGCCGTCTCGCGGGAGATGCCGAGATCGGCGAGGCTCCACTTGGTGTCGTGCTCGCCTTTCCCGTCTTTCCAGGCGGAGCGGAGAGACATGACGTTGTAGTCCATGACACCCACGCTACGCCGCGCTCGCGGGTAGCGGTGTGGCGGCGATCGGTTCCTCGCGCACGTCCCGGATCCACGAGATGCCGCAGCTGAGGCACATCTCGTGCGGGTCCTCGTACACGAGCGCCGTCCCCAGGCACAGCGGGCACTTCGCGCGGGTACGTACGCGCCGCAACTGGTTGCGCTGGTAGGTGGTCGTCCCACCCCAGTAGCCCTCGGCACCGTGCAGCATGGCCCACGCGAGGCAGGTGGTACGGACCGGGCAGGTACGGCACCACTGCTGCGCCTCGTTGACACCCTCGTCGGTCTCCTCGTCAGGGACGAAGTCGAAGCCGCTGGCCACACACGGGGCGCCCGCCTGCCACTCGGTGCCTTCGGCGCTGACCGCGTCGAGGATGCGCTTCTCGAAGCCCATGACCGCGCCGCCCTTCAGGGGCACGGGGTGTTGACGGCAACGGACCACACGATGACCCCGCCGTCGAGGCACTGGCGTACGCGCCCGTCGCGGCGAAGGCGCCCGAGGGCGAGAGCGACCAAGTCGGTGGTGAGACAGGTCTCCTGCGCGATCTCACCGCGCGACATGGATCCCGCCGCGAGCAACTCGTAGATCCGCTGGTCGCGTTCGATGGTCTCGGCCGGGCGGGGGCGTCCTCTGCGGGGCGCGGTCTGCTGCATGACAGGCTCCCATTCATTTCGGCGAGCGGCTGAAATTCATTAT